CTCATTGGCAGATTTTTTTTCATCGGCCCCAGAGCTTCGAGGTCATTTTGGCCCGGGCCGATTCCGGCAATAAATCGAGGTCGAAAAGACGATGGCGACACGTGGGCGCCCGACCATTCAGCCGTCGGCCGAGCAGCGCCGTCAGGTCAAGGCCTTGCAGGCCAAGAAGATGCCCATCAAGGACATCGCCCTGATCATGAAGATGGCGGAGAAGACCCTCCGCAAGCATTTCGCCGTGGAATTATTCCTCGACGGGAGAAAACCGGAAGCGGGCCTCCCGCCAGTCAAAATCACCAAGGCGCTCCGGCAGCGCGTGATCCGCCTGGTCGCCTGCAATTTCCCGGAGGTCGACGTCGCCCGGGCAATCGATTGGACGCTGCCGCAGCTCCGGGAGCATCTGGCCGAGGAGCTTGCGACCGGTCACGCCAAATATCGCGCTGAGATTATCGACGACCTCCACGAGCAGATGAAGGCCGGCAAGACTGGCGCAACGAACGCCCTGGAGAAGATCACGGCGCTGAAGGCACCGAGCGCGCCGGCGGCGGCGCCAAAGGAGAAGCCGCTCGGCAAAAAGGAGCAGGCCGATCTTGAGGCGCTCGAGGTGCCCGAGGAATCCGGCTGGGGTGACCTGGTGCGGCATTGACCGATTGGAACCTGTCGTGCCTGGATTGGGAAGACCGGATCCGGAGCGGCCGCTCGCTCATCCCTGATCTGCCGCTGTTTGCCGATCCGGCGCGCCGCGCGGTCGGGGTCTATAACCGACTGCGGCTGCCGGACGTGCCGGATATGCCGGCGCTGGCCGACGCTGGCGCCGACTGGTTCCGCGAGATTATCGCCGCGCTGTTCGGGTCGTTCGACGCCGAGGCCGGCGAGCGCTTTATCCGGGAACTCTTCTGCCTGGTGCCGAAGAAGAACTCGAAGACGACCAACGGCGCGGCGCTGATGGTGACCGCGCTTCTGCTGAATGAGCGGCCCCGGGCCGAGTTCGTGCTCACCGGCCCTACCCAGGAGGTCTCTGATCTGGCGTTCAGCCAGGCGCAAGGAATGATCGCCGCCGATCCGGACGGCTTCCTGCAGCGCCGGATGCACGTCCAGGAGCATCTGAAGACGATCACGGACCGCCGGACGAAGGCGAAGCTGAAGATCAAGACGTTCGACGCCAGCGTGGTCACCGGATCGAAACTGGCCGGCGTTCTGATCGACGAGCTGCACGAGGTCGCGAAGATCAAGAACGCGGCCAATATCATCGGCCAGCTGCGCGGCGGCATGATCTCGCAGCCAGAAGCGTTCCTCGCCTTCATCACGACCCAGTCGGACGATCCACCGGTCGGGGCCTTCAAGGCCGAACTGACGACGGCGCGCGCGGTGCGGGACGGGAAGCTGCCGGGCTCGAAGATGCTGGCGGTGCTCTACGAATTTCCCCGCGACGTCGTGAAGCCGGCGCGCAGCGGTGAGACGCCGATCTGGTACGACACCAAACTCTGGCCGATGGTCACGCCCAACCGGGGCAAGTCCATCACCGTCGAGCGCCTGGCGCAGGATTTCGAGACCGCGAAGACAAAGGGCGAAGGCGAAATCCGTCGCTGGGCTTCGCAGCACCTCAACATCGAGATCGGGCTGGCGCTTCGGTCCGATCGCTGGACGGGCGCCGATTACTGGGAGGGCCGCGGCGATGCCGCGGTGACCCTCGACGAGATCCTCGCCAAATGCGAGGTGGTCGTGACCGGTATCGATGGCGGCGGCCTGGACGATCTTCTGGCCCTGGCTGTGCTGGGGCGTCTTCCTGGAGCAAAGCCGGAAGGCGGCGCGCCGGATCGCCGCAAATGGCTGCTGTGGACCCGATCCTGGGTTCACCAGAAGGTCCTCGAATTGAGGAAGAGCGAGGCGGCAAAGTTCACGGACCTTGCCGCAACCGGCGATCTTGTCATCGTCGATGTACCGGGTTCCGATATTATGGAGCTGGTTGCGATCGTGGAGCGGATCGCGGAATCCGGCTTGCTGGCCGAGAAGAACGCGGTCGGTCTCGATCCAGTCGGAATCGGGCAGATCGTCGACGAGCTCGACGGCATTGGAATCAACGGGGACAGGGTCGTCGGTATCAGCCAGGGCTGGAAGATGTCCGGCGCCATCAAGACCACAGAGCGGAAACTCTTCGACGGCACGCTTGCCCACGGCGGCACCGAATTGATGGCATGGGCCGTCAGCAATGCCCGGGTCGAGCCGAAGGGCAACGCTATCACGATCACGAAACAGGCATCCGGTACGGCGAAGATCGACCCGCTGATGGCGGCGTTCGATGCCGTCGCCCTGATGTCCATGAACCCTGAATCGGCGAAGTCCGTCTACGCGGATCGCGGTATCGCCTTCGTCTGAGCGGAGACTGAATCGATGGTCAACGGCGGAAAGAGTGCGTCCGTCTGATGGCCGCGAAATCAGGATTGCGCACCCGGCTCGCCAAATGGCTGATCGGAAAATCGAGCCCGGAAGAGTGGTTCGCCGAGTTCGGCTATTCGAATGCATCGGCCACGGGCCTGGTGGTGAACCAGATCACGGCCATGCAGGCGAGCGTCGTGATGGCGTGCGTGTCGATCCGGGCAGAGGACGTCGCCAAGCTTCCACTCCACGTCTATCGGCGCCTGCCAAACGGAGGGAAGGAGATCGTCGCCGACCATCCGGTCGAGCGCGTTCTCCAAAGACCAAACGCATGGCAGACCCGGTTCGAATTCGTCGAACAGATGCAGAGCGCTCGGCTCCTGCGCGGGAACGCCTACGCGGCCAAGATTCGGAACGCCCGTGGCGTTCTAACCGGCCTCGTGCCGATCAACCCCGATCTGGTCTGGCTCTATGAGGCGCCGGGCGGATATCTCTTCTACCAGGTCGGCCGCAACACGCCCCATCTGATGGCGGAGCTGGAAAGCCTGCCGCTGATGATCCCGGCGGACGACATGCTGCACATCCGATGGATGAGCACCAACGGCTTGATCGGTCTCTCGCCTATATCGCTGGCCCGGGAATCGATCGCACTCTCGCTGTCGCAGCAGCAGCAGGCCGCACAGCTGGCCCGGAATGGCTCTCGGCCAGGCGGTACGCTGGCAACGGACAAGAAGCTGAGCCCGGAAGTCCTCGACCGACTGAAGACGTCCTGGCAGGAAAATTACGGCGGCCTGGCGAACACCGGCAAGACACCGATCCTCGAGGAAGGTCTGAAGTTCTCGGCGATCGGAATGACGTCGGTCGATGCGGAGTTCCTCGCATCCCGGAGGTTTCAGGTCGAGGAGATCGCCCGTATCTACCGGATGCCGGGGCACAAGCTGGGATTGGTCGATCGCTCCACGAACGCGACGATGGAGCAAGCTGACCAGGACTATATGAACAACGTGGTTTCTGGCGACTTGGAGCGCTGGGAGCCCAAGCTCAATGACGAGCTCGGCCTGACCGACGAAGGACTGTTCACCGAGTTTGACGTCTCCAGGGCCCTCAGGGCGTCGATCCAGGTGCGCTACAACGCCTACCGCACCGGTATCATCGGCACCTTCATCACGCCGAACGAGGTCCGCGCCGCAGAGGGTCTGCCGGCGATCGAGGGCGGCGACGTCCTTCTGCAACCGACGAACATGGCCGAACTGGGTTTCACGCCGACCGCCGGCGGACAGAACGGTCCTGGAAGCGATTTGACCGGCGCGCCCGGTGCCGGCGGCGACGGCGACCCCGCGTCCGTTCCGGCCATCCCTGACGATTCCGCACCATCTGGCTAAGCGAGGGCGCGCACATGGAGTATCACGCATGAGAGGCCGCGCGTTTCCCGGCAACGGTCCGGATGTGGAGGCAAGATACGCCCGTGCCGGCCACTGGCTGCTCGCGGCGATCTTTGAAAACGATCAGGCGAAGGAGTGGTGCCAGTCCAACGGCGTGCCTCTCCGCAAAGCCGCGACCGAGTCAATCGGAACGGGGGGAGCATTCCTGGTCCCAACCGATCTCGCCAACGCGATCCTCGATCTGCGCGACACCTATGGCGCTTTCCGGCGGAGGGCCCGCATCGTGCCGATGGCGTCCGACAACACCACCGTGCCCCGGCGGCCGGGAGGCACCGGCGCGTTCTTCATGGCGGAAAATTCGGCCGGGACCGAGACCGGTGCCAACGTCGACAATATCAGCCTCACGGCCAAGAAGATCGGCTCGCTGATTCGCATTTCGAGCGAGCTCGAGGAAGACGCCGCCGTCGACATGGTCGATTTCGTCGCGAATGAAATCGCCTTCGCCTTCGCCCAGAAAGAGGATGACTGCGCCTTCAACGGAGATGGCACGTCGACCTACGGCAAGATGTACGGCATCGGCCAGATCGTGCTCGACGGAAACCATAGTCAGGCAAAGGTCACCGCCGCATCTGGGCACAACACGTTCCTCACCCTCGACGCGACCGACCTCGGCAACCTGATCAAGGCAGTCCAGGCCGCAGCGATTCCCAATGGCGCATGGTTCTGCTCGCAGACTGCCTTCGCGCAAACCTTCTGCCGGCTGGCCGCCGGTGGCGACGGCTACATGGACACGCGCATCGTCAACGGCATCTCGACGCCCTTCTATCTCGGCTTCCCGGTCATCCTGACCCAGAAGTTTCCGCTGATCTCCACGACGCTGACCGGCAAGACCATGATGGCCTTCGGCGACATGTATCTGGGGGCGGCCCTCGGTGAGCGCCGCGGTCTTACCCTGGCCCGGTCGCCCGAACGGTATCTTGATCAAGATCAAATCGCGGTCCTCGGCACGGAGCGGTTCCACTCCGTGATCCACAATATCGGGGACAACACGAATCCAGGCGCGCTTGCCGCGCTTGTGGCTCCATAAGGCGAGAGGCTTCGAGATGACCTTGAAACTGCTCAGCCTCGACGCGTTTCGCGCGGCTGCCAAAAACGGCGCGCGGCCAGATGCTGCGGTGTTCCGGCTCACGACCACCGACCCGGAGACCATCGACGCGGCGGCGCGCACCGAGCGCTTCGTGTTCAGCGACGATACCGTTGACCTGTCCAATGACCGCATCGAACAGGACGGATGGGAAACGGACGATTTCAACGCAAACCCGGTCGCGCTGTTCTCTCATGCCTCTTGGGATCCCCCGATCGGCCGAGCGTCGAATGTCGGTGTCAAGAACGGCAAGCTCATTGGCGATATCGAGTTCGCCTCGGCCGACGTCTATCCATTCGCCGACACGATCTATCGGCTGGTCAAGGCGCGCTTCCTCAAGGCGGTTTCGGTCGGCTTCATGCCGCTGGAATACGAGTTTGCGAAGGACAAGGATCGTCCCTACGGCCTGAATTTCATCCGTCAGAAGCTCCTCGAAATCTCGATCTGCAGCGTTCCATGCAATCCGAACGCGCTCATCGAGGCTCGCTCCATGGGCATCGATACCGAACCCCTCAGGGAGTGGGCGTCGAAGGTCCTCGATATGGGCGGCGGGTCCGTCCTGGTGCCGCGCGACCTCCTCGAGGAGACATTCCGCCAGGCCAAGACGCCGCGCGCCACGCGCCAGAAATATCTGGCCAAGAGCGAGGCGGAAGATTGGAAGGTCGGCGCCGCGCGCGATCTGCCGCTCGATGATGGCGACGGATGGGACGGCCCGGCCGCGGCGAAGCGGATGCTGGATGATGCCGGCTTCGACGGAGAGACACCGGACGCTGCGAAAGCGGCGCGCGGCTTTCTGATCCACGATGCCGCCAATCCCAACCTGCGCGGCAGCTATAAGCTCCCGTTTGCCGATGTCGTCGGCGGCACGCTGAAGGCGGTAAAGGGTGGCGTCGACGCTGCCGCGTCACGCCTTCCGCAGACCGACGCGCCGGCCGAAGCCTTGAACGAGGCGAAGACGGTCGTCGAGGGCTACGAATCGAGGTTCAAAGAAAGCAAGTCCGCCTCCTCCGCTCCGCTCGGCAATTGCGGGCGCGATATGAGTGAGGAGTGCGGCATGAAGGATCCGGCGGAGTGCGCAATTCACGCGCCCGCTGAGAAAGTGATTGAGGTGCCCGGCAAGAAATCCGGACGCCGCATCAGCAACGCCAACGCGGCGCGGCTGCAACAAGCGATGGACCATCACGAGTCCGCAACGAAGTGCATCAAAGACGTCCTAGCCAGCAACGAGCCTGACGATCCGGACGGCGGTGATGACGATGGCGACGAAGACAACCTCGAGGTCCCGCTGGTCGAAGAAGACCAACGCGCCAAGAGGGTACGCGAAGCGAGAGAGCTGATCGCGTCCGCCAAGGCCCAACCGAAGGGCTGATCCCTACACCGCTGCGCATCGCGCGCCGCTCTACGCCTTTCCCACGCGCTTAGGCAGCGCGGCTGCGGCGCCACGCGCGCGCCCAATACCAAGGATTATCGATCATGGCAAAAAAGCACGAACTGAAGCAGGCGCTTTCGAAGGCTGCCGATGAACTGGAGCAGATGGCTGGCAAGTCCGAAGACGAGGGCTTCAAGCAGGAAATCTTCGATGCGCTGAAGGAAAAGATCATCGATCTGAACAAGCAACTCGGCCGCGTCGAGGATGCTGAGAAGATCGCCGCGAATCTCGCAACTCCCGTCCCCGGTCAGGATCGCATGACCCCGACCGCCCCGCCGAGCGCCCATAAGCTCTATGGCACGCTGAAGAATTTCCGCGATCGCGTGATCGAAGGCAAAACGGTGCACGCCGTCGACCAGG